CAAGACTACCTCCCGGTCATTTCCTACAAGATTAACGAGTCATAACAGTTATGTCAGATTTTAATGACAGGAGGGTATTGTTGCGATATTCATAATACTTGAAGCCTGGATTTGTATTGCAGTCATATTTAATTATATTGGGGATTCCAGCTGAAGTGAATAAGTATGCATATGCTGTTGTTTAAGGCTCTAAAACTAAAAAACAAGACGCACATATTGGAATAGGGCCTGTAATGATTACCAGATAAAAATTATTGTTACGTGGTGGTATGGAAGGACCAACAGCAAAAGAGATGATTGAAGAATTCAAAGGAACATTTGACAATGCATAACCTATTGGTTAATTTAGACAAGAATATATTACTAGTAACAATAGAGATAACCATGTTTAAGTATTTTCTACTGAAGTGATTGGTGAATAGGTATGTTCTAGTGCTCTTGATAATACAACTCCCATAGCATACTCTAATACTTATAGTCAGTCTAAATAATAAATTCGTAATCAACTTAGGGCAAATACCTTATTTTAAAACTTATTACAGATGTATCAACCAGTCTCTCTATTTTAATCATCTGTCTTAGGTGCAACTCCAACCATGATAGGTCATAAACTAAAAACAATATTTGTAGAATCAGTAACGGTTGGAGGAACAGGCTACAATGGATACTGGAGTGGAGTTAGTCTTCCTAGAATATCAGTTACATTGTCATTGCCCCTATCTTGGCCAACACCATCATCACCACTGTAGTAAGCTCTCGAAAATTATTAAGCTATGCTTGAAGGTAGGCAACCTGTACTTATGTCGTAAGGATCATTTTCATGGCCATCTAAAAACTCATCTTTGATCAATGGTGTCATAATGCCAATGTATGGTTTTAACATATTAAAAGAGTTTGGACTGAGTACTTATGGATTATCATTTAAAATAGCAACTCATGTTTTATAACTACATCCCAACTTAAATTACATTAATGCAATGAATTCACCTTATGATGATTATGTGCCTAATAATATTGGAACAGAACTTGTTTATAGTAATGCCGAGCTATTTCCTACCACTACATTTAATCCTGATGTTTATTTTTGCACTGTTAATTATTTAGGTAAATATTTTAATCAAAATGTAAATGTAGCTAATACTGTGACTCTTGGATCATTACGTGAGCATATGATTTTTACTTTATCGTAGGAAAATGTACTTATAACAAATATCTTGTCAGTAATGCCAACACCAATAGTTGATCGTACTTGGAATATGGGCAATGCTGGTACCGTAGCTTCTAATGCAAATGTATTTACTTAGCTTATACCCACAGCAGCAACTATCGTAAGTAGAGCGACAACGATAACTACTCCAGCTTAGATATAAAACAATTTTGTAATTATAGTAGTTATGGATAGTGATGTGGATGTGGAGACATAGAATGGATTAACTTTTGATTTACCTGATGGGACACCAGTACCACACATACTTAGTGCAAATGCCGGTTTTACTAATGGCGAATCTTTTTATCCTTTGTTACTTGATATGCTTAATAACGGATTAAATTCAAATTACATACGTGGCTTGTCAGCATCACTATAAACTTTACGTATGTATGATTTCCCTGCAGCTTGTGCAACAGTTGCAAATTTAGCTTTTGGCCTAACTAGAGGAATAACTGCTGATAGTAATAATTACACTGGACCTTAGAGTGCTATACCACAAATTAAATCTAATCATTCATTTGGTTGTATTGCTGGTAATTTATACTACACAGCGAGCACAGTAGGATGTCCAGAAGTATGGGACAGATCAATATTATTTGCGAAACCATAAATAACCACAACGACAATGCTGAATATAGAGACAGTGCATACAGGCTATCCGGCCATGCTCTATGCAGGCTTATTATCACCAATTGAACCGCCTTGGTGGCCTTAATTACTTGATGAATTATCCAGAAACTCTCTAGATTATTTTATGAATTTTATGGTTTATGAAGCAATAGGAGCATCAATACTGGTAGCTACTAATGAAAGGATAAATCCAGTAGTGCCATGGTATGGCTCTTTAGATACTATGGAATTGTAGGAAAATGCTTAATCATCTGGAAATGAAGTCTTACTCACCATACTCAAATTCATGTCAACATACCGTGGTTCTGAGAAAAATTAAATAATGAATTACACTTACTTAGTCCCTCAATTTTCTTATATAAATTAACCATATGTAGTAACATCACTGACTTAAAATGTGAACACATATCCTGATTATTATCCCGACTAATTTTTATTTGCCCTTGGTTTTACTAGAGTGTTTATGAATTAATAAATGTCTTAATTACGATAGATTTATCCAGCATAACTTAAAAAGAGTTAAGAGTTCGTGTTAAATAATGGTGTTGGAGAATAAAATTCACAATTGATGCCATCATAAACAATTAAATCTATTGGAGGTGTAACCGCTGTTATTAATATAACCTTTATTCCAAATATGTGGTCGCACTTTTTAGGATATTCTTCATATTAACCTTAAATAACATTATATACAAATGGTGTTTATGATTACACATATGGTATCGCTGTTACTCGAGCTTCCTCTTTCTTCGGTAATTTAATATATGGTGTATCTCAAAATTATAGTCCACCTGAATAACCACGTATCATATCTGAATAGACAGTTAATTATTGGGTGAACTTTATCGGCTAAGTTATTAATAGAAATATTTATGTATCATACATGTTTGCTGACAGTTCATTTTTGTAATAATCTCCATTATAAGCATAGCCAATAATGAGGAGACCAACCGCACGTGAATTGGCTGGACTAGGTATTAATATTTCGACAAAAGTTTATAATGAAGAAGAGCCTAAAGAAAAAGCATAAAAATAATTCTAGTTAGGTATGTAGTCAATGTCACAAGATAAAGAATTAGCACTTCCACCATCAACAATTCCCACAATTACTGAGAATGCAATTCTCAAGTCCTGACCTTCGGGTCAGGTTTTCTCTCTTGATCATGATGGTGTTTTGGCTCAAACACCTTAATATAATGGGCAGTTATCAAAATAAGATCCAGTAGACTAATGCTTATTCAGTCATGAATTACTGGACAAGGGTTGGAAATGTGCTTCGTAACCCAGACTTCCAAATTTAGATAAAGACGATGCTAGATTATACTAAGCAGAAAAAAGGATTACAAAAAAGAAGATGACATACATGCCTTAAACATTATAAAACTATTGCAAATAATTTAGGAACTATGATATTGGTTATGCAATAGCATGGATGAAACAGTTGTTCCCCGATTCGCATCCATGGATTTTGGACAATTTTGATGTTTTAAAGAATGTTACATGCATACTTGCACTGTAAAAATAAATATCTAAATTAGTCTCTTCTCTTAATGAGCCAGAATAAGGATATCTATTCTGGGAAGGTTTTTAAAACATATTTGGTTATAGAACAGAATAAATAGAAGGTGATGAATTATAAGAATATAATGATGAAGTATTTAGATGGATATCAGACAAGGACCACAATCATGTTTCTGATATACCAGTTAAAGCAGCTTGGGAGAGTTAAATTTGTACTTGGACTGTTGAAGCTTATCGAGATCCTAATTTATACATGACCCCTGGTGCTGCAGGTGAACCCATTCTTGATCATGAAGGAAAGAAAATGCGTGTCTCTAAAAACATATGGTATGCTACTTGTACTAAAGAACAGTTCTTGATACTGGAGTAGCCAGCATAGTGTACTGCTCGCGCCTTACAAAAGAAAGAAACTTACAAGGTGCGACCATTCATAAACACTGATCTTAGGTTGCATCATTTGCTGACTATCGTATACCATTCATGGTCTAATATAGTTGCTACAACTCAGCACTTATATCCATTCATGGATAAGAAAACAAAATTAAATCAGATTGCCATTCATTAACGCTTACTTGAATAGGGCAATGGCTATAGTTTTCCAGCAGACATGAAAAGATTTGACCAACACATTCCACTTAAACTGGTCATCAGGTGTATGACTTTTCTTAGGGATATAGTTGTTAAACATCATTCAATACCAGCAACTAAAAAATATTTATTTACCA